TCTATGGGTATGGTCGCACGTGAATACGAACAACAACAGATGGTTGGCTTGATGCAGACTCTAGGTAACAGCCCAATCACTCCAGTATTGTTGCAAGGTATCATCAAGTCTTCAAGCTTGTCTAACCGTGAAGAGATTATTGCACAGCTTCAAGCAATGTCTCAGCCTGATCCAATGGCTCAACAGAATCAGATGTTAGAGATGGCAGCTAAAGAAGCTATGGTTCAAAAAGCTCAAGCAGATGCAGCTAAGTCTATGGCTGAAGCACAGCAGATTGGTGTTGAAACTCAGTACATCCCTGCTGAAGCACAAGCTAAACTATTAGCTGCAGCTTCTAAGAATACTCAAGATCCAATGGCAGATGAGTTTGAGAAGCGTATGAAGCTGGCTGATCGTTTGATTAAAGTAGAAGATATTGAATCTAACGAACGTATCGCACAGCTACAGAATAGAAATAAAGTTGTAAATATGTAACAAAGTACTTGACTTTTGAGAAAAAGTATGTTATAATAGAAGCATATACTAACATATATTAACTCCAAAGTCAAGGAAAAAGTTAATGAATAGAGAGCTACAAGATTACTACGAAGAACGATTTTCAATGTGTTCTTCAATAGGCTGGAAACAACTCATAGAAGATGTCCAGTTAATGAAACCTGAAGTAGAAAGCATCAAAGGTGCTAATACTTTAGAACAGTTACATTTTAAGAAGGGTGAGTTATCAATTATTAATTGGTTACTTAACCTAGAAAGTGCAAGTAGAGAAGTCTACGACCAACTTCAAGAAGAGGTTGACAATGGCTAGACGAATGTTTGACTTTCGTTGTGAGAACAAGCACCTCACTGAAAAGTTCATTGACGATTCTGTCACTGAAGTTGAGTGTTGTGAATGTGGTGACACAGCTAGTAAGGTAATTACTGGATGTGGCATTTATCTTGAACCCTTTTCAGGGGATCACCCATCGAGTTATGACCGGTGGAATCGTGTTCGTGCTGAGAAGCTGGCTCAAGAGAAGAAGCGTAACTCATAAGTGTGCTCTTGACACCGAGTTATTTTTAAGAATCCTAGAATCGCATAGCGACAGGAGATACAAATGGCTGAACTAATCGAACTGCAAGACGAAGAATCATTTAACCAAGACGACACAACTAGTGTTAACGAGACTCCTCAAGAGGATAACTCTCAAGACCTACAAGAAGAGGTTGTAATACCAAGTAAGTATCAGAACAAATCCCTAGAGGAAATTGTTAAGATGCATCAAGAAGCTGAAAAGCTCATTGGTAGACAAGCCCAAGAAGTTGGTGAAGTCCGTAAGTTAGCTGATGAATTGATTAAGCAACAACTCGAAGCAAGGGTAAAACCTAAAGACACAGAACAGCCTGTGGCTCAAGAGATTGATTTTTTTGACGATCCCGCAAAAGCAGTAAATCAGGCAGTTGAGAATAACCCTGTTCTCAGGCAGATGCAAGAGCAACTAGTACGCCAAAAGCAGATAGAAGCCCTAGCAGTGATTGAGAAGAAACATCCTGATTTTGTTGACGTAGCAAAGAGTAGTGAATTCAATGAATGGATTAACGGCTCAAAGGTACGTAAGCAGTTGTACGATGCAGCTAATAACTATGATGCTGACGCAGCTTTAGAATTGTTAGACACTTATAAATCCTTACGAGGAATTAAAGAGCAGACTATTCAGTCGGCTGACGAAGGTGTTAAGCAAGTCGGAGAGCAGCAACGCAAACAAGCTATTAAAGCAGCCGGAGTACAAACTGGTGGAACTGGAGAATCATCAAAGCCAACTTACAGATATGCAGATATTATGAAGCTGATGATGTATGACCGTGAACAGTACAACGCAAGAGCTGATGAGTTCCTGCAAGCGTACCAAGAAGGTCGAATCAAAGGCAGACCAAACTAATTAACTAGGAGATTTAAAAATGGCATTAGGATCAGGACATCAAACAATTACAACTGCAGCTAAGTTTATTCCAGAAGTATGGAGTGACGAAGTTGTAGCAACTTACAAAAAACAACTAGTAGCAGCAAACCTTATCAAAAAGATGAGCTTCAAGGGTAAGAAAGGTGACGCAGTTCACATTCCTAAACCGGGTCGTGGCTCAGCTAATGCTAAGGCAGCTAATGCTCAAGTTACATTAAACACAGATACAGCAACTGAAGTTATCGTTAACATCGATCAACATTGGGAATTCTCAATCATGATCGAAGACATCGTAGCTGCTCAGTCTTTGGCTTCTATGCGTCAATTCTACACAGACGATGCTGGCTATGCATTGGCTCGTAAAGTTGATTCATTGATCCTTGAGTTGGGTCGTGGCGTTAACGGTGGTGACGGTACAGCTGCTTACACTGGTGCTTACTCAGGTGCTGACGGTACTACTGCTTACACAGGTACTGCAGGTGCTTTGACTGACGCTGCTATTCGTCGTTCTATCCAGCGTTTGGATGACAGCGATGTACCAATGGACGGTCGTTTCTTGATCGTTCCACCATCAACACGTAACACATTGATGGGTATTCAGCGTTTCACTGAGCAAGCTTTCGTAGGTGAAGCTGGTTCAAGCAACACAATCCGTTCAGGTGAAGTTGGTAACGTATACGGTGTACCTGTATTCGTTTCTAGCAACGCTGACGCTGCTACTGATGGCGATCGTATCTGCTTGTTAGGTCACAAGGACTTCGCAGTTCTAGTTGAGCAAATGGGTGTACGTACTCAGACTCAGTACAAACAAGAGTACTTGGGTGACTTGTTCACTGCTGACACATTGTTCGGCGTGAAAGAGTTGCGTGATGGTTCAGCCATCGCTCTTGCTGTACCAGCTTAATAGCTGAATGATTGATCCCTCTTCGGAGGGGTCTTTCTTAAGGGCTTTACGGAGTCTTTAACAAAGACAAGGAGTTTCAATGGCTAAGTTTCGAGATAACGCTTCAGGTAATGTATTCGTGTTTGAATCTCAATATGATATCGATTCACTTCGTAAGCATCCAGAATACACAGAAGTAGTAGAAGAAAAAGAACAACCAGTATTAAAGAAACCTTTAACAACGAAAAAACAATTAAAGGAAGTTTAAATGGCGATTTATCGTGGAGCAGGTGGTTCTGGTGATGCAGTAGCGGATTCTTCAAGCGAAGCAGTTATAACTGTTCAAGCTAAGAATGAAGCGTTAGCTGCTCAAGCTGCTGCTGAAGCTGCAAGAAATGCTGCTCAATTAGCAGAGGCTAATGCTGAATTAGCAGAAACTAATGCAGAGACTGCAGAGACTAACGCTGAGACAGCAGAGACTAATGCAGAAACAGCTGCTACAATTGCAACAGCTGCTAAAGATATTGCTATTACTCAAGCTACTAACGCTGCTTCTTCCGCTTCTGCTGCTAGTATATCAGCATCAAACGCAACCTCTTCTGCTAGTGCTGCAAGTTCCTCAGCGTCTAGTGCTTCAACTTCTGAAAGCAACGCTGCTAGTTCTGCATCTGCTGCTTCGACTTCTGCAACCAATGCAAGTAATTCAGCTACCGCTTCTGCTTCATCAGCGTCTGCAGCAAGTACTTCAGCAACTGCTGCAAGTACCTCAGCAAGTGCTGCTTCTACCTCAGCAAGTAACGCTTCAACATCTGCAACGAGTGCTTCAACAAGTGCCTCAACTGCTACAACTCAAGCAGGTATAGCAACTACTCAAGCATCTAATGCATCCTCTAGTGCAACCGATGCACAAACTGCTGAGACTAATTCTATTGCTTCTGCTGAGTTAGCTCAAGACTGGGCGACTAAGACTTCAGGTACTGTAGCTGGCGGAGAATACTCAGCAAAGTATAATGCTCAGTTAGCTGCTACATCAGCTTCTAGTGCATCATCTTCAGCATCAAGTGCTTCTACTTCAGCAAGCAACGCTTCAACATCTGCATCTAATGCTGCTTCTTCAGCAGCTTCTGCAGCTACTCTATATGATAACTTTGACGACAGATATCTAGGAGCTAAAACTTCAGATCCTACTGTTGATAATGATGGTAATGCTTTGGTTACTGGTGCTTTGTATTTTAGCACTGGTGACAACATCATGAAAGTATACACAGGTACTACTTGGTTAGCTGCTTTTGCTTCATTGTCTGGTGCTTTAATTGCAACTAACAATTTATCAGATTTAGCAAACAGTGCTACAGCTAGAACAAACATTGGTTTAGGTAACGTAACAAACGAATCTAAAGCCACAATGTTCACAGCACCTACATTTACTGGTTTGTCTACATTTAATGACAGTGTACAGATTGATGGTAACTTAACAGTATCTGGTACAACTGTAACAATTAATACATCTAACCTTGCTGTTGAAGATAATATGATTTATCTTAACTCAGGTTCAGCTGTTTCTAATCCTGACTTAGGAATTGCAGGTAACTATAACGATGGTACATATCGTCATGCAGGTATCTTTAGAGATGCTTCTGATGGTAGATGGAAAATATTTAAGAACTACACACCAGAACCAGATGCTTCAGCTTTCATTGACACAAGCCATGCTTCGTTTGCTTTGGCTGACATGCAAGCAGATAACTTTTATGGTGCTTTAACAGGCAACGTAACTGGTAACGTAACAGGTGATGTATCAGGTAATGCAGGTACAGTTACTAACGGTGTATATACATCAGGTAGCTATGCAGATCCTTCATGGTTAACAAGTCTTGCAGAGACTAAAGTATTACCTGTTCAAACAAGTAACTCAGGTAAGTACTTATCAACTAACGGTACTTCAACTTCTTGGCAGAACGTTCCAGCAGGATATACTGATACAAATGCAAGAGCTGCTATTTCAAGCACAGCTCCTGTGTCTTATTCATCTTCTACTGGTGTTATCAGCATGGCTGCTGCTTCAACATCAGCTGACGGATATTTAAGTTCTACTGATTGGAATACATTTAACAATAAACAACCTGCAGGTTCTTATGTGACTGTTGGCGGTGCATTAGGTACTCCTTCTAGTGGTACATTAACTAACTGTACAGGTTACACATACGCCAACTTATCAGGCACAGTTCCTACTTGGAATCAGAATACGACTGGTAATGCTGCTACTGTAACTAATGGTGTTTACACAATTGGTGACCAAAGTATTGGTGGCGTCAAAACATTTACTGGCAAACAGACTATTTCTAAAACTACTACCGTTACTGTTGGTAGCTCTGGTGGCAGTGACCAATGGGAATTATTTAATAATAGTTCAGGCGGGTGTATTATGTCCTTCCACCGTTCAGGAAGTTATGCTATTAATATGGGACTGGATACGGATAACGTATTTAGACTTGGCGGGTGGTCAAATGGTGCAAACACATATCGTTTTCAATCTGATACTTCAGGTAACTTCACTGCCCAAGGTAACGTAACAGCTTACTCAGATGAGTCGTTAAAGAAAGACTGGTCTGATTTACCTTCTGATTTTATTGAAAAACTAGCAACTGTTAAACACGGTACTTATACAAGAATAGATACTAACGAACGACAGGTAGGTGCTTCAGCTCAATCTATGCAAAAGATTCTTCCTGAAGCTGTACAAGATGGAGAACACTTATCACTTGCATACGGTAACGCTGCTCTAGTAGCTGCTATTGAATTAGCAAAGCAAGTAGTTGAGTTAAGAAAAGAAATTGAATTGTTAAAGGCTAAATAATGCCATTACCATCGTCAGGAACAATTACAATGGCTCAGATTAATGCTGAGTTTGGCAGAGGAAACGATTTAAATTCTTATCGTGGAACTCAGTGGTATACAGCTGCTGGCGGTGCTGGGACATTCTCTACTGGTGCTCTCAGTATGA